TCATGGGCTATGATCCCTATCTTGACGATGCTATCAAAGCAGTGATAGATGAAACTAAAGAATGGGAAGAAAGCGAAGATGAAGACGGCTATTACGAGGAAGATGAGGACTAATGATGAACTGGTATAGCAAAGTCAGCAAAGACATTGCCCATTTGCCAGGATGCATCGATTACTACTACGCAGAGCTAGACGAAGCCAAAAAAGAGGTCAAAGTCTATGGAAACATGGAAAGGGCCTCTGCGGCTTTGCCTGGCATTGTGGCTCATCGATTCAATCAGCTTCAAGAAATTGAGGGTGTCCTTGAATATCTCAACATTGAATTACGCAGACTACGTTCAAAGACTTTTAAAAAATATTTAGAAAACTATCAACGAGCATTGAGCTCTAGAGATGTTGAAAAATATGTCGACGGAGAAGCTGACGTAGTTGATATGGAAAAAATTATCAACGAATTTGCTCTACTACGCAATCAATGGCTAGGTATTATCAAAGGACTTGACATCAAGCAGTGGCAGATGAGTAATATCATTAAATTACGTACTGCCGGTATGGAAGATATTTCAATTTAATATGAAACTTTATCTCGAAGATCTAATTTGTCGATTGGCCAGTACTGGCCCGTATCTGTTTGAATCTGAAATTTCTCTATGGAAGGGTGATGACACAGTAATTCACAGCTTGTCAAACAATCCTGTTGCAGGTCGGGGCTATACTGAGAAGCAACGCAATCTTGTCATACGACTAGTTAAGAAATATCAAAATATATTGATCACAAAGCTAGGACAACCTGCAAGCGATGCCATTGATTTATCCGAATTTAAATTCAATTTGGTCGAGTCAAAGCCAATGACTAAATCGATCACTATTGACGGTAAGAAAATACTGGTATCTTTCCCTTACGACGAAACGTTGGTAGCAACTATTAAGAAATTTAGAGACAGCAACAAGGCACGATTGGTTGACTGGAATATGGATAAAAAAGTCTGGGCGTTCGATCTGGAAGAATTAAATGTAGTGTGGATCGGTAATAATCTGATACCACTGGGATTTTCTGTTGATGACGATTTTCTTGAAATTTTTGAAGAAATTTCTCAGGTATTGGAAAATATTGAATCTCACATACCCATGTTGATACACACTGATGAAGGTTTTAAATTTGCCAATGCCCATCGCACAGTACCTCAACTAGACACCAACAACATAGTCGAATCGACACTACTGGCCAAGTACTACGGAATTTCCGTGTGGGACGAAAAGGTGTCAAATTTGTTAAAAAATGAAGAAATTTCACCTATTTTAGACAAATTTATTAATGAATCGACTTCAGATAATTTAGATTTTGACACCAGTACAAATAGTATTGATCAGTTTACTGACTTATTCAAGTTCAATATACCAGCAATGATCATTATTCCTGCCGGGCACGAACTTCAATACCTAAAAACTTGGCATAGATGGCTAAAATCTCAAAATTTTCAAGAAAAAGAGATATCTGTGATGTTTAGATTAGAAAATGTAGTGGGACGTGATTTTAATGATTATGTTCGAACATTCGACTTAAACACACCAATTCATGAAGATACAAAAATTGTATTCATCAGCCAAAAATTACCCAAGCCAGTAATCAAGTCAGGTATTGACTTTAGATTTATCCTTAATCTTGGATTAATTTCCGGTGTGCATTACAGCATCTCAACATATCTTCAAAACAGACCTGATGTAATCAAATACACAGATAAAAATCGTACAGGGTATCAAGTTGACATACTGTAAAATTATCATTAAGGACGAGGTCAATGTTAAGATAGAGAATCTTGATCTTGACACACGTAAATCTTTGGTAAAAAAATTCAAATATTTTGACCAAAAAGCTAGATACTTGCCGGCTTACAAATTAGGTCGGTGGGACGGCTGTACCAGTTTCTTTGGCTTAGGTGGTAGTACATACATGAGTATACTACCTGAGGTTATTGAGGAACTGGTTAGGCAAGGATATGATCCCGAACTTGAAGATCTACGTGTAGCACTACCATTAAATTTCACTGAAATTTCTGAGGATTTTTGGGGCGATCAAACATGGCCGGAAGGGCATCGATTTGCTGGAGAAAAGATTAGACTACGTGACGACCAAGTTGAAGTAGTCAACAAGTTCCTTGAAAATCCTCAGTGTATTCAAGAAATTGCCACTGGTTTTGGAAAAACAATAACTACTGCTACACTGGCGAAAATTGTCGAAAAATACGGTCGAAGCATAATCATTGTTCCGAACAAAAGTCTAGTTGAACAAACTGAAGAAGACTTTATTAATTGTCAATTAGATGTCGGAGTCTATTATGGTGATCGAAAAGAGCTAGGTAAGACTCATACAATCTGTACCTGGCAAAGTTTGAATATTTTAGACAAAAAATCACAGGATAATGATGAGTTACTAACGCTGGCTGAATTTTTAAATGGGGTTCAGACAGTGATGGTTGATGAGGTACATATGGCCAAGGCTGACGTATTGAAGAGACTGTTGACTCAAAATATGAGCAATGCTCCTATCCGATGGGGATTGACAGGCACTGTACCTAAAGAAGATATAGAATTTCAAAATATTCGAGCTTCGTTAGGTGATGTCGTTCATCGTGTATCAGCACACGAATTGCAGGAAAAAGGAGTATTGAGTAATTGTCATGTTAACATTATTCAAACTGCTGAATGGAAAGAATTTGGAAGTTATCCAGAAGAGTTAAAGTTTTTAGTAACTGACTTCGATAGGATGACATGGGTTAGTAAACTAGTTCATGGTATTGCAGAAAGCGGAAATACACTGGTACTGGTCGATAGGATAGAATCAGGAAAATTTATAGTAAATGAAATACCGGACAGTGTATTCATATCCGGTGAAGTAAAAACTAAAGACCGTAAAGAAGAATACGATGAAGTTAAAACTGCTGATAAAAAGATTATTGTGGCGACTTATGGTGTGGCCGCTGTGGGTATTAATATCCCTAGGATTTTTAATTTGGTTCTTCTTGAGTCCGGAAAGAGCTTTACTCGCGTTATACAAAGCATTGGACGAGGTATTCGCAAAGCCGAAGACAAAGACTTCGTCCAAATCTGGGACTTGACAGCATCTACAAAATATGCTAAAAAACACTTAACAGAACGAAAACGCTTCTACAAAGAAGCCAAATATCCGTTCACAATCGAAAAGGTAAAATACTAATGCAAATTCTAACGCTGGATGATAAAATCTATCACCTAAATGATCTACCCGATGAGATCGATGACGACTTGAGATTCGCGGTGTTGGATAACAGTGATCCTAGCAATCCTGATTATTTTTATATTCCGTTAATTTTTTTGGAAAGTTTTACAGCACCTGCGGCTGTATTAAAAATTGGTCCTTATACAGTTAACATGCCGCTTGATTGGTGTACTATTGTTGGCGACCCGGAAGGTCCTGACATGGAAATTATGCCATTGACCAGTCTTAATGATCGAGGATTTAAAACATTCTTGTTTAATCCTCTAAGTGGCTTCCGACCAGAATTCTATGACATTGATATCATCGATGTCTATCAAGATGTCAAGTGGTATTTTCCAAAGATGAAGCCGGGACAGTTGTTATGTACTCCTTTGTCTGAAGATCCAAATCCCCTATGTGCTTATTTTGTTAAAGAAGTTTCAAGACAAAGTGAGTTAGTTGATTATAGCAAGTGTTGGTAATATGGGATCACTGACTCCGGGTGCAACATATATCTACGAACGTGTAGGTGATAAAGTATTTGCTAGAGAACAAGGAAAAACTGAAAGGACTCTTGTGGGCTACGACTGGAAAAGAGATCCTCTGGATCACAGAAATTATATGAGTCAGCCAAACGAAGCTCAACTTTGGCATGACATTAGACAAGCGGCCTTGGAGAATAAAGAGTTGGAATATGCTTTAGAACGTGTTAAAATATTATACTATCTAAGCAAAGATAAAAAAGAATCTCTAATGCATCATCCGGTATAATATGGCAGCAAAATTAGACATTGGTAGAGAGTTAAGTGCAGTAAATCAAAGAAACCATGATTTCTATAAACTTCTCACAGAAGAAGAAAAGAAAGCATTTAGCCCATTTTTACTGATGAGATATGTCAGTAATCCGCAGACAGATCCAGACACTTATGAGTTTATTATAGAACGTGTTAACGATCTAGTAAACATCAATCACTGGACTTTGAGCAAGGGCCATAAGCAATTATTGTGGGAAGCATTTGCCAGTTGCGGAGTAGGTGTAAATTTAAAATATACATATCTCAAAGCACCAGGTAAAGAAAAAGCCAATAAAATAGAAAAACTTTTAGAAGAACTTTATCCTTCAATGAAACTATCTGACATCAAAACTTGGGCTAGTATAATGGATAAGAACGATATTAATCAATTATTTGATAACATGGGGTTTGACAAGAAACAACGGAAAGAATACGAGTGATGGAATTAGTAGACCAACCTTTTAATTGTGTACATTGTACCAAGAGTTTTATGAAAGAGAAAACTCTTGTTGCCCACATGTGCGAACAAAAAAGGCGTGTACTACAAAAAGATGAGAAGCGTGTTCAGACAGGATTTTTTGCCTATAACAGATTTTATCAAATCACACAGGCAGCAAAGAAACAAAAACCCTATAGTGATTTTTGCAAGAGTGCATACTATAATGCCTTTGTAAAATTTGGCAGTTTTATTAACAATGTTAATCCTTTGTATGCAGAAAGATTCATTGACTACGTGATCAAAAGCGGAGTTAAATTAGATCATTGGTGCAGAGATGAGCTCTATGACAAGTATCTAACTGAGCTAGTAAAGATTGAACCTGTAGAAAGTGCAGTTCAGCGAAGCTTGCAATACATGATGGAGTGGGGTGACGAAAACAATGCAAATTTTGCACACTATTTCAATTACGTAAGTGTAAACAGAGCAGTGCATAATATTCGAGACGGAAAGATAAGCCCTTGGATGGTTATGAATTCTGCAGGCGGCGTCGACCTATTGAAAAAATTCAGTAATGAGCAATTGGAACTAGTAAATCAAACACTTGA